GGTAATGACAGCACATGTTATGCTGGATATCAGTATATGGATTACAATTCTACATCAGGTAATGGATTCATCCTTAAAGCATATGATGATGGTGTTACTGGATTTAGTAGTGATAACCTACTGGTAGCACGTGCAGGTGAAGTCCAAATTATGAATGCTGATTTAACATTCAGCACTGATGGCACAGACCAAACTATTACTGGTGCTGGTGATGTTAAATTTGATAGTGTAATTCAACTACAACAACTAGCTAGTGATCCAGGAACAGCCACAAACGGTTCTATGTATTACAATACAACAACAAACAGATTCCGTGGCTATGAAAACGGAAGTTGGATTAATCTACACTAAAATATCAGGGGGGTATAATTGCCCCCCATCTAACAAGGAGCATACTGATGGCAGAAGATCAGGTTGAGAATGACACCAACTCAGAGGTGGAAGAAGAGCCAGCCAAAACAAGACGTGGCAGACCAAAACTAGATTTAGATTTAGGTCAGATAGAACGCATGGCTAGTGTAGGTTGCACTAAAAGAGAAATAGCTGTAATACTAGACATAAGCGAAGATACTATGAAACGCCGCAAAGATGTTTGTGAAGCATTTACACTGGGTCAGGAAAACAGTAAAGTAAGATTACGCCGTGCAATGATGCAAAACGCTATTGATCATCGTAATCCTACAATACAAATATTTTTAGCGAAGAATATGCTGGGAATGAGTGATCAAGGAATGACAACTGGCGATGATCGTGCACCACTTCCTTGGATTGATGATTAATTAATACACGTATAACAACAAAAAGCCCCACTGGGGCTTTTTTATTACAATTCAGAAATAAACTGCAAATCTGTTGGTATAAAGACAGTAGCAATGGGATGAAATTTTATAGTATAACAACGATCTTCCATCACTAGAGGATTGCCACAATACCAATCAATCTTATCAACAGCTTGTGCAAGAACATTATAGTCTGGTAAATCTACATTCCAAACAATTGGTCCATAACACACAAACAGTAATGCAAGTGATCCAAACAATATACCTTTAATTAGATCTTCAATATTAGTCACGACGTTGTCTCCTATTAACGCTTTCATATATAATATATTATAAGCATTTATATTTGTCAACAAAAAAAACACCTGGACAGCTAACGCATTGCCCAGGTGTTCTTATTAAGATATCAGATGTATTCTTATACATCCAACTCATGCTAAAAAATACAATTACATAGTAGCACGAAAACGCCAATGTGTCAACAAATAAATATACTGACAGGGGAAAATTTGTTATGAAAGAAACTCAGGAAAATCGAGAGCGTATTATCAAGATTGAAAAAGATATTGAAGCTATCAAAAACAATCACCTTGCCCATATTGAAAAAGATATGGCGTTGTTACGTAAAACTGTTGAAAAGGTGGATAATCGTATCTGGTGGATTGGCGGTCTTATCATAGCAAGTGCAATAGGAAACATGTATTTCTAATGGCAAGAAGATTAAACAAACCATATAGAACACCAGGCGGACCTAAAAAGTTCGCTGTTAACGTAAGAAATAAACAAACAGGACGCATCAATACTGTGAGATTTGGTGATCCTAATCTAAGCATAAAGCGTAAAGATCCGGAGCGTAGAGCAGCCTTTCAAGCAAGGTTTGGTAACCGTTTTAGGAACTTAAAAGGACAAAAAAACTTGTCACCTTTGTATTGGAGTTGGCAAGCATGGCAGCCTGGAACCAAATGGGTGTGAGTGAGAGTGACCCAGCACAGTAAAAAAAATGATTAAACCATTTACAAATGAAGAACGACAGGCAAGTAAGTATAGGGAACAGGTTAACAGACCCTGGACCCAACCGTGGAGAAGCAGATGCCTATTAGAAGAAGAAATCGTGATTGGTATTGGGGATCGAGAGGTCCTTTCAGAACCAAACGAAAAGCCGAGCAAGTAGCTCGTGCAGCATATTCAAGTGGATATAAAACAATGGCAATGAAACCAAAGAAAAAGAAGTCAAAAAAGCGTAGCAGATAATGCCACTAAGCACAGCACAGCAATCAATATGCGATGATGAAAGTCGCTTTAGGGTAGCAGTTTGCGGTCGACGATTCGGAAAAACTTACATGAGTGTTCGTGAAATGGCACGTTTTGCACGTTTCAATGATCGCAAAGTATGTTATATTGCACCCAGTTATAGACAAGCCAAACAAACTATCTGGACTGATTTAAAAAGCAGACTCAGCAAACAACGCTGGATTAAAAAAGTTAATGAAAGCGAACTGACTATCACACTAATTAATGATAGTCAAATAATGTTACGCAGTGCAGACAACTATGACAGTATGCGTGGTTTAGGTTTGGACTTTGTAGTATTTGACGAATTTGCAGACATTGCACACGAAACCTGGACTGAAGTAATACGCCCAGCATTATCTGATAGACAAGGACACGCATTGTTTATTGGCACACCCAAAGGTATGGGTAACTGGGCAAAGGATTTATGGGATCAAGGACAAAACCCAGACTTTGATGATTGGAGTAGTTATCAGTATACAACACTGGATGGTGGAAATGTTGAAGAAAGTGAAATAACGGCAGCCCAGCATGACTTAGATGAACGCACCTTCCGTCAAGAATATATGGCTACATTTGAAACCTATGCTGGTGCTGTATATTATGCGTTTGATAGAAGTCAATTATACGACAATCGACACTTTGATCCACCACTTGATGATAGAGAAATGCTGCACATTGGCATGGACTTTAACACAAATCCAATGGCAGCAGTGATCAGTGTTAAACGTGGAGATAGGCTTTATGTTATAGATGCTGTAGAGATATACGGCAGTAACACACAGGAGATGTGTGATGAAATCAAATCGAGATACGGGAAAAGAAGGATCTTTGTCTATCCAGATGCTAGTGGCGGTAACAACAATACAAAAGGTTCCAGTGACCATAATATTTTACGACAGAACGGATTTGACGTTCGTTCGCCGAATCGTAATCCTCCCGTAAAAGATAGACTAGCCGCAGTTAACAGCGCATTTAAGAGCTCAAATGGGCAAGTTCGTTTGATGCTAAATAATACATGTAAACGATTAATCGAATGTGTTGAAAAACAAACCTATAAGGGTGATACTCGAGTGCCCGATAAAAATAGTGGGTTTGATCACCTTGTCGATGCTCTGGGATATTTGGTTGTGTATCACTTCCCAATTAGGCGTCCAGTTCGAGAAGATTCAACAACAGTGTTCGGACACTTTTAGGAATAGAAAATGCTTACTGATAAAGAGATTAAACAGGTCCATCCAGAATATAGTGAATATGTCCAGGATTGGGACTATTATTATAGAAGTTATATTGGTGGTAATGAATACCGTGAAGGAGCATACCTTCGCAAATACTTAAACGAAGATGCAGCCCCTGGTGATCAATACGGTCAGCGTTTGTTAAACACAGCGTTACAAAATCACGTTAAATCAATTGTTCACATTTATCGTTCTTACTTGTTTAGAACAAGTCCAACACGCACATTGAGCAACACAGTCTCATTGCCAGATGTTACTCAGTTTATGAGTGATGTTGACCTTAAAGGCACTGACTTAAATGCATTCATGAAAAAGATTCAAGACAGTTTAATGGTTTACGGTAGCATGTGGTTGATTGTTGATCGTCCAGCGTATAGAACACTTACACGTGCAGAAGAATTACAAATGGGCATTCGTGCATACGTAAATGCCTATGTGCCAGGCAATGTATTAGATTGGGAATATACACCAACAATTACTGGCAGAAATGAATTAACATATCTTAAAATTATTGAACACAGTGGTGATGAATATGATCAACTAGTTGTTTGGTATCCAGAAAAAGTAGAACGCTACTGGGTAGAGAAAAAAGGATTCAAACAAAAGATCGTAAGCAAAGGTTCAATCGGTGCATATGAGTATGCATACAATGATGAGATTGAATATGGTAAAGTTCTTAAAGCAGAAGAATATTTAAATCCACTGGGATACATTCCAGCATTCCGTGTAAGCACAGATGATGGACACAGTCAAATTGCAGACATTGCTGATACACAACGTCAAATCTATAATAGATTAAGCGAACTAGAACAAAGTATCCGCATTAGTGGCCATCCAACACTTGTTAAAACCGCTGATACGCAGGCAGCGGCTGGAGCAGGTGCGGTTATAACCGTTCCAGAAGATCTTCCGGCAGACAAGAATCCATACTTGCTCCAGCCAAATGGCTCAACTATCCAGAGTATTTTGGATAGTATTCAGATGGATGTAGATGCTATTGACAAAATGGCACACGTAGCAGGTATGCGTGGCACTGTAGGCAGCCCAATGTCAGGAGTTGCGCTGCAAACTGAAATGCAAATGCTTAACAGCAGATTATCAGACTTTGCAGAAATACTACAAGAAGCAGAATACAAAATATGGGATCTTTTCTTCAATTGGCAAAACATCCAACCAGATGCTGATTTCCAGATTGAATATGAGAAAAGTTTCGATATTAGAGACAAGCACAGTGATTTAGAATTACTCCGTAAAGCAAACGAGTTTGTTACTGTGCCGGCTCTCAGTCAAGAAATTCAAGTGCAGGTGGCTAAACTACTAATTGATGATGAGATAACACTCAATCAGATATTGGATAGTATTAGAACCCCTGTTTTGAACGGTGAAGTGCATCCAACACAGACACCAGAAACTGTGCTAGAGCACATCGAAGAAATGGTTACAGAAGGTTATAGTGATGATCAGATCAAGGGTATGCATCCTGAGATTGCTGATACTGTTATAGCTAGAATACGTAATCAATAAATAGTAACACTACTCAATAGGAGGTAACGGGACAATGACCGAAACAACATTGGACACAGCCAGCGAGACTACTGGAGTTAATGCTAACAGTGCTGAAGAAACAATCATCCAGGACCAGGCTCAGAGCGAACGTATGTTTACACAAGAAGAAGTAAACGCTATGATCGCAAAACGAGCAGAAAAGATGGCTAAACAGAAGTTTGGTGACATCGATGTTTCGGAGTATCAAGAACTAAAAGCAGCGAAAGAAAAAGCTCAGAGAGATGAGTTAATTCGCAAGCAGAAGTTTGAAGATGTTCTTAAACAACAAAAGGAACAATACGATAGCGAAATCAACAATCTACGCTCACAGTTAACAAGTGTAAGAGTAGATGGTGCTGTTTTAGATGCCGCAACAAAATATGGTGCAGTTTCACCAAGTGATGTAGCAGCGTTAATGAAAAGCAGTATTCAATTGGACAGCAATGGCAATCCAATTGTGTTAGATGGTAGCGGAGATGTTCGTTATGATGCAGCAAGTGCTGAACCATTGAGCATTGAAGCAGCGGTAAAAGAGTTTTTAGATCAAAAACCTTATTTCCGTGCCAGTAATCCAGCAGGGGCAGGAACACAAAGTAATCCACGTCCTACAAAAACAGAGCAGTTATCTTTAAGTGATTTAGACATGAAAAATCCAGAACACCGTAAG